AGGTTTTACAGCGGAGCAACTACTGGAAATTTTTGCTGCTGGGTATACGCTGGAAAAACCAGACTACTCAAAGAAATTTGCGGAAATGGAAAATCTGGCGGAAGCTGCCCAGCCGAACGAGCCGCTGACGCTGGAGGAACTGCGGGAGATGGACGGTGTAAATGCGCTATGGGTACACAATCTTGCATGGGGATTACACAAGCCCCGTTTCATGCTGGTCCACAGTGTTTCGGAAGATTGGTGGACGTGCTGTGATTTTGATGGATTTGAAACCTTCTGTGCGGATGACTATGGGGAAAGATATTTATTATACCGCCGCCCGCCGGAGGTATCGCCATGAGACACCAATACACCCGCGCAGAGCTGGAATCCATCACCCAGGAGACCGCAATCTACATTGAGGGAGCAGGGATAGCCCAGCTCCAATGGGGCGGCCTGGAGATTGCAGAAGGAGTCAGAGACGGGTATCTATACTGCAAGCACATCAAGCCGTTTAGCCTGGAACTGTACGGCCAATACTGGACGGCCTGGGATGGGCCGCCGGAAAGGGGAAAAAATAATGAAAATCCCAGCGGAATTTGAGGACATTTTACGGGGTGTAGAGTTGACGGAGAGAGAGAAGCGGTTCCTGCGCTGGATAACCAGCTGGGACGACCACACAATGCAGAACATGAGAACCGTGGTGGAGAAAGTACGGAGCACCCTCTCCACGCTCCAAGCCGAAAACAAGGAGCTGCGGGCCGAGCTGGAGCAGGTGAAGCGGGAGAGGGATGCGGCGGTCAGTGATCTGACATTTGTGGTGAATCAATATCGGCTGGAGACAACAGGAATAGACCTTTGCGGACTTTGTGAGTATGATTTGCCACCAGTAGGGGAAAATGGACAAACCGCAGAATGCCCCGGATTTTATGTGAACGATTGCTTTAAGTGGCGCGGCCCGGAGGAGGGGTGAGCATGGAGAGACTGACATACTGGTGTGACAATGGGCATGGTGGTGGAAAATGGTTTGTAGCTATCGATGCCGAAGGAAGAGAAGATTACGGGCCGCACGTTGACCGCCTCGCAGCCTATGAGGAGACTGGCTTGGAGCCGGGGGAAATCGAACAGCTCAAAGGTGAAGCATTTGGTCTGAGAGTGGACAAGCAAGAGCTGGAGCAATATCGTGCTCTCGGCCCCATTGACCGCCTCCGCGAACTGGCCGAGGCCGCACTGCGGAGGGAGCAGGATGGCTGATATTCTGACGATCATAGCTGCTGTGGAGTGGATGGCGCTTGGCCTGCTTGTCCTGTGGAAGCTCAAGGGGTGGAATCGAAAGATGGAAGAGTTATACGAAGACATGAAGAAACAGTGGGAGGCCGAGCATGAGACTAGTTGATGCGGATAATGCACGAGAGTGCTTTGGTGGTGATGGGGTGACTGGAGCCGTCATGAAGCGTATGTTTGATAGCCTACCCACCATCGACGCCGTGCCTGTGGTCAGGTGCCGGGAGTGCAAGTTTTACCGAGAGTTACGTACAAAACGGCACAACCAGCTCATGCGACTGTGCTACCGGATGGGCAAGCACGATATGGAGTACCCGGTCAAGCCGGATGATTTCTGCTCCTACGGCCAGCGAAAGGAGGACAACCTGGACGAAGCCATCGAAAAGTACCTGAAAATCAAGGAGGAGGCCAACATGGACAAGCCGAGAATTTGCGAGGTGCTTGGGGTTGAACCAGAAGAAAAGTTTGAAATTAGAGGAAACACGTTAGGGCGATTTCGTATCAATAAATATGGGACATTCCAGCTTGAAATATCAAATGACTGCTGGGGATTCTCCACTGTGGAATGTCTTAACAATCTCATAAATCATCCAGAAAACATCGCCCGCAAGCCCCGCTGGACGGAGCAGGAGGTGGAGAGGGCGAAGGCTATCAAAGTGCTATATCCAGTTGTTAAAACATTGGCATACGTTGATATAGTGGGACAGACATTTTACATGTATGATGACGAAGACAACTATAAGGGCAGTCTTGATAACCTTGATGAAACGTTTCCTACGCTGAGGAGCATAAGGCGGGCCACATTGGACGAGATCATCGGAGGTGCCCAATGACCAGAGAAATCCTTTTCAAAGCCAAGCGGCTGGATAATGGAGAGTGGGTGGAGGGAAACATTGTGGCTGTCCCGGAAGATGCCGACTTTATGCCTGGAGCGTACATTCTACCGCGGTTGGTATCGGCCAGGGCAGACCCGCCCACAAAAGGGAGGATCATGCTAGGCGGATTCTTTGAAGTTGACCCCGCCACGGTCTGCCAGTACACCAACATCGACATACAGCGAGAAGCGTGGCCGTCCTCCGAAGTACACAAGATTTTTACTGGCGATATGCTGGGCGAATGGGGCGAGGACGAGGAAGGCAACGAGTGTGTTTGCATCCTCGGCGTCGTGACCTATTGGGAAGATGAAGGACGCTATGTATTGGCAGACGAGGACGGGTTGTGCAACGACTGGACGCTGGAGGACGAAGCGAAGCCAGAGAATTGGCCCAACCTCATACACTGCGGCTCCATCCACGACGGGGAGGGCGGGCAACATGAGCGAGTGGATTAGCGTCAAGGACAGGCTGCCGGAAAGTCAAGCGGATGTCCTTGTGGTGGCGTTTTGGCATGAACGCTGGCAGACCATGATGGGCTGGCATAGTGACATGGGAAAGAAGTGGCGTGTCATTACACCACACGGAGAAAGAGAGCCGGGCGGTGTCACCCACTGGATGCCCCTCCCAGACCCGCCGAAGGAGGGATAGCCCTTGAGCTCATTCCGTGGTGACAGGCTTCGGAAGTTACGGGAAGGGAAAAAAATAAAACGGTATATCTTGTCCCAACGATGCGGGTTACATAGCGACGCAATACGGAGGTATGAACGGGGAGAAGCAGAACCGGGTCTTGAATCTATGGTTGCGATTGCAGACTTTTTTGAAGTAAGCCTTGACTATTTAGCGGGGCGAGTAGACTTTAGATAAAATTTTGAAGATTCCCCTTTAAAGGGGAAAAATAGAGAAATATTACTTTAGAATGGGAGTGTGGGAGCGTGTGCCCCTGCGCTCCCATTCCCCTTCCTCCTTCACACGGATGGGGTGGCGGCGGTGCAGCCGCTGCCCCTACTGTGTGCAATATGCCGCACGGCTGAAAACCACCCCATTCAGGGTGAAGGGCTGGCGGTGGCTGGTGAAAAGATGTTGGTCGGTCTGAAAACATTGAGCGGTGGCGGAATAAGGTAGACGCTATGGTGACGGGTAGAGTGGCACCTATTATCCTGCTCGCGGTATGGGTATCGTCCCTCGGGTTTGCAGGCCGCAGTAATGCGCGACGGGCGTTAGACAGCAATCCACTCATGTGAGGTGCAAATCCTCACCCGCTCAAAAATAAAGCCGCCCCCGAAGGGGCGGAAGGATGGTTATGTTTTAGATTTTCGTTTGGCATAGGCAGCTCGTTCTTTTGCCCGAACCAGCTCTGGATTCTCCGCGCGTTCTTTTCGGCGCTTTTCATTCCTGGCTGGATAGTAAGTTTCCTTGTTGGCCTGGTTCCAAGCCCGTGAGGCTGGACGATCCACCTTGCGGACGGCCTCATAGGCGCAGTCGGGACAATACTTTTGCCGGCCAGAGTTTACCACATACTCTTTCCCGCAGACGGTGCATTTATCGATACTACCGAGAGGGCGGTCAGCCTTTCGCCCCTTTTTTCTCCGCCTCGCGTCTGCTTCTCTACTCCGCACCAGGCGGCAGGCCGGGCAATACCATGCGCGGGGGCCGCCATCAAAGACAGCGCCGCACTGGCGGCAGGTACGGGGCTTTACAACAACAGCCATCAGAGAAGTCTCCTCAACTCCACGCCAAGCGCGTCAGCGATTGCTAGCAGATTCTTGGCGGTGAGGTTTCCGGCCTCGGACTCTCCAAGCTCGACACGCTGGATTTGACGGATATTGACACCAGAGCGCTCGGCCAACTGCTTCTGCGTCAGACCGGCTTTGACTCGCTCATAGGTCAGCCTGGTTGCGGTGGGGTACCTCTCATATATGGCGGTGTCCCCCATCTTCTCGGCGTCCTTGACGGGCATCCAGACCCACTGGTACGGGACGATGTGCTTTTTCAGGCAGCCCATGATCAGCTCCTGGCCTTGCTTCATGGCTGTTTCCCAGTTCTCAGCCTCGATGATGGCTTTCATTCTCCCCTCATATACCTGGGCACCAGGGACGGGGGGAACATCCTCCCCGGCGGCTGGGTTACGCTTTAAGTCTGCAATGATGTAATACTTTTCCATAGTTGTCTCCTTACCAATCGTAATTAAGCGTACTTGACGCAGATGGAATTGAGAGTTTCGCGGCTGCCAGTCCAAGCCTTGTTGTCACGATCCCAAACCAGACCGAACTCGCGCATCATGCTACGCACGGGGTAGGTATTGCCAGTGACGGTCAGGGCGTCCATGTCGATATCCACCAGGACGGGGTGCGCCAGGGTTCCGCCGACCTGGACATTGCACACGAGGCCGGAGAACACACGGGCGGCGTCCTTCGCGGCCTTCCAGGCGCGGCGCAGGCACTCACCGAAGCTGAGAGAGGTGACCCACTTGAGGGACATCTTGCGCAGGTTCCAAGCGGCTTTCATGATTTCAGAGAGATTGTACTTTTTCATGTTAGTTACCTCCTGGGGCTGTCCCCCTCTTGATGATTCTATTATACGCTAATATTAGCGTATTGTCAACATGAAAATGCTAATATTAGCGTAAAATATTTGCCGCCCCGCAGTTGCAGGAGACGGGGGAGGCTATCAACCCACACGGGTGTATCGCTTAACAGGCTGTGACGGCTGGCCGGATCCGAGCCAGTGCTCGACAGTAGGCGGCGAAAAGCATTTAAAAGCATTTAAAAGCATTTCAAAAGCAAAACGAAAGCAAGGGAGAGAGAAAGAAAAGGTCCCCCTCTTGATGGC